TTATTGTTTAATTTTGACGGTGATCCGATCGGAGGAACAGAAGATGTTACAGATTATGCAGGACGCAGGAAACAGTGTATCGATTGTGACAAGATACTCCCGAGGAAACTGTTTGAGGAAGTGATGGAAAAGTAAATTATTATTCCAAATTTCAGAAGAGCATTTGGAAAAATATTTTGAACTGTTGGAGGTGGAGTGATGAAAAAAGAGTGCATTAAATGCAAATATTATAAAAACTACTATAAATCAACAGAATGTTATTGCAAAAAAGGTTATTGTGTTATGGATAAGAGAAACAGGAGACGAAATAAATGAACGTACTAGAGAAGATCTTGGAAGAGATAAGCAAAGTTGAAAAAGAGTATGTAACTGGACATAAGGTGTTGTATGCGTTAGGTGCTACAGGCATGGCAACCGAAATTAGTGGTATTATCCGTTCGCACATGGATGAAGCTATTTCTGAAATGGAAAGAATTGATAAGGAGAAAGTGACGAGTGCGGAAATAATATCGCGCAAGGTTGGCGAAAAAACATACTATTCAATCAAATATAAAACAGTTGGAGAAGACTATTACAATATTGGATATAGCTCATATAAATTAGACTATGTCATTGCATGGCTCAACAAATATTTCGAATTTTGCGGGGAAGCTAAAGTGGTTAGTGATAATAACGGTTGGATTCCGGTAAGTGAGAAATTGCCGGAAGTCGGGAAAATGGTAAAAGTTACCGTACACTCATCCGAATGGATTGCGGACTACGATTCGGCCTGGGTTCCGAAAGAAGAAAAGACATACTATCCGGAAGAATACAATGTGTATGACGGATACATAGATAGAGTGGGCATGTGGAGATTTTACGATGAGGGAGGTTCGGTCAATGCTTGCGACAAAGAATTTGGAACAAATAAGGAAATTATGTACGATGTCGTGACAGCGTGGATGCCGAAAGAACAGATAGAACCGTACAAGGAGGTATAACATGGACATTTTAATTACAATCGCATTCTTAGCCCTTTACTACATATTGGGGCTAGGAACCGTGATTGCTTTAAAAACAGGAATCGAAGAGGAAGTAGAACTTGAAGGAGCAGATTATCTTCTGGCTGGAGGGTTTCCGGTACTGTTATTTGTGGTGTTTTTAGATTGGATTGTGCGAAAGATAGTGAGGTAGAAAAATGAAAAAATTTAACTGGGATGAATTTAAAAATAAAGACAATAAGATTGCGGTGAATTGCAAGACCGAGGAAGAAGCGAAAGATTTTTGCAAAAGAATGCATGAGCACGGGATGAAATGGTGCACAGGCAAAAGCTATATGGAAAAGACGAATTATGAAGAGTGCAAAGGAGAAACGTGCTATGTAGGATCCGGAATGTTCTCATCGTATCGGTACTACAATAGCGAAGGATATAAAATATTGGAATGGAGTGATTATATGCAGAAAAAATTTACAAAAGCGGATTTAAAAGACGGAATGGTGGTCGAATATAATGATAACAGTTTCGGGAAAAGACTTGTTGTAGGCGACTTTTTGATCGGCGAAGATGGATATGCGGATTTGGGAGACTATAACGAAAGCTTAAAAAATGTGGTAAGTGATTTGGAAATAGTTAGAGTATATAAGATTAAATGCATGGGAAAAATTAGCAGTATCATGTATGATGTCAACCTCGAACTCATCTGGGAGCGCAAAGAACCAAAGAAAATGACAATCGAAGAAATGAGGAAGAAGTTGGAAGAATTGACCGGAGAGGAAATTGAGGTAACGGAATGAGAGGAACAACCTTAAAGCATAGACGTGGCAAGAAAGAAATGAAGCAGGATCAGAAAGATCACTATGCAGGAATGGCAGAACATGATCCAACGGAAGGAGCGAAAAGGTGGATGCAGAGTCAAGCATACAAGAAGCACACGGTGGAGGACTGCTTAAGAAAATGGGGAGTAAATACGAAAAGGAGTGTTGCCAGTGGACAAGAAAACACTGAAAAGGTATAAACCGAATAAAGATAGACTTATCCGGATTGAGAATCAGATACAAGAACTCTGTGAACGGGAATCGACTGTTGTCATGGGGAAGGTAACGGGATCCAGTGTAGATTTTCCGTACACCGAAGTGAGAACGTCTGTCCAAATGTACGATCCTTACGAAGAAGAGAATATAAGACGGCAGATCAGGAGAAAAGAGTCAGACAGACTGCGGATTCTGAAAGAGCAAGAAGAAGTCGAGGACTACATAAACAGGATTGGTGATACGGAGATTAAAGAGATATTCGAGTTATCGTTTATAGAGGGTAAAAAACAAATAGAAGTTGCAGAAATTGTTGGATATAGCAGGGGGAGAATCTCACAAAAAATAGGTGAACAACTGAAAGATTAACACAATTAACATTCTACTTATGATATAATTATTCTAGAACGATTGTATATTGTTCTAAAACAATCTTTCCAAACATTCGGAATACCGCCGGACTTTTACCCTTTCTTGTCTGGCGGTGTTTTTATGCCGTGGCAAATGTAGGGCAGACAGGTTCGACTCCTGTACACGGCTTAGTAGCATATCGCAGTAAATTTTAATTCCGGAATGTTGCGGAAGTGCTACGGAGTGATATCACAAAACGCAGATATCCGCAGATCTGCAAAACAAACAAAAATAGATTCGGTAATCTATATTTAGTGTCAGTACCCGAGTGCGGATAGGGTTAAGGATGTCAATAAAAGGCATCCTACGGGTGTATAGCTCAGTTGGTAGAGCAATCGGCTGTTAACCGATGTGTCGCAGGTTCGAATCCTGCTATACCCATTGTGGACTACTGCAAAGTTTCCTTCTTTTTTTCTTATAAATTTTGATTGTGTATTTGGTTATTTTGGTTTTTGTTGGCGTTATTAATTCTTTCGAGCAGTAGTCCTAAATTCTTGGCATCCAGAGATGGGTGCTTTTATTATGTTTTAAAGGTGGTGAGTCGGATGGCGAAAGGTAAATATCAGGAATGGCTAGAGCCGGAAGGCTTGCTAAAGATAGAGGGGTGGGCGAGAGACGGTCTGACGGATGAGCAGATTGCAGATAATATCGGGATTTCCAGAAGCACATTAAATAGCTGGAAAGACAAGTATTCGGACATTTCGGACACCCTAAAAAGAGGAAAAGAGGTTGTTGATCGTCAAGTCGAGAATGCTTTGCTAAAACGTGCGCTTGGATATGAGTACACGGAAACGACCAGGGAATACATACCGGAACTTGATGAGATGAAAACTACGAAAAAGGTCACAAAGCAAGTAGCGCCGGACACTACAGCCCAGATCTTCTGGTTGAAGAACCGGAAACCGGACAAGTGGAGAGATAAGCAGGAATATGAAGATAGGACAGCGATTGAGAAGCTGGATGAAATCTTGAAAGGATTGCATGACAATGCAGCTAAGCAAAAAGCAGAATGAGTACATAATTAACGCTACGCACAGATGGAATATTAAATCCGGTGCGGTACGTTCCGGAAAGTCTTTTGTCGATACTGCTTATATCGTACCGCATAGAATCAGAGAAAGAGCTGGCAAACCCGGTTTAAATGTAATAATGGGAGTCTCTAAAGAATCCATTGAGCGAAACGTGCTCCAACCGATGAGGGAAAT